CTATGTCGCGTCGATTGCGAATAGAGCGTGCTCGGCAGCAGCCATTTCTGCTGCTTCATCTGCAGCCGGGAAGAGGTGCCCGTAGGTGTCGAAAGTAACCTGGATGGAGCTATGGCCCATGCGCGATTGCACCGCCTTTGCCGTCAGCTCTAGACCGCCATCTGCCTTCCTATTGATGCACCACGAAGCGTACCAGTGTCGAAGGGCATGGAAGCCCGAGTACTTCGCTGTCAGGACCGGCTTCCCTTCCTCGTCCGTCTCGTCGGTGGCGATGGTGACGCCCGCGGCAATCTCGACCGGCCATAGACCACGCTTGAGCATGTTCTGGTGGTTCTCGATGTTCCCGGCCGTGTTGGGGAAGACAAGCCCTGCCTCGCTCTTGGGGCAAGCCAGTTTCCATTCCTTCAGCGTGTTAACGGCGATTGGGGGCAGGGGAACGGATCGTTGCCCTGCTTCGGACTTCGGCATTCCCATTTCGCCATATCGGTCGGCGCGCTGCCTGACGTGCACAAGGCCTGTTTTCAGGTCTACGTCTTCCCACCGGAGCCCGCGCGCCTCGCTCGATCGGAGGCCGGTGAAGATCATCGTCACAAGAAGAGGGCGATATCGGCCCGTAGCCGCGTCGAGGATGGCCCGGATCTCGGCATTGGTCGGAATGTCCACTCCGACCCTCAGTTTCGCCTTGGCGCGCTTCTCAGAGGCTTTCGTGCCCGATCTGGCCTTGGATAGCTCATGGACGGCATTTCGCACCACCAGGCCCCGCCCTTGAGAGTCGGCAAGAATGCTCCCGAGGCTGACGGTAATGCGCTTCACCATCGCGGCCGATCGGCCTTTCTCGCGCAAGTCATCCTGGAAAGAGCGCAACCACGGCGCCGTGACCTTCGTCAGCTTCACCTGGCCGGCGAGAGGGTTGATATGAAGGTTGAGATGCTGCCGGCGCTGATCCATCGTCGTGCGCTCCAGTCCGGCTGCATCGCCAGATTTGAGCCAGAGCTTGCCGGCCTCCTCGATGGTAATTGTGGCACTGTCCGCGACGTGAACGCCCTCCCTGACCTCAACAGTGGCTGTGGCGGCGAATGCGTCAGCGTCCTTCTTCTTAGCAAAGGTCTTCAGCCTGCGCTTGCCTTTCGTATCAACGTAGTCGACGACCCAAGCGGATTTCTCGACGCCTTTGGGAGTGGTCCAGGAGCGTTTCCGGATGGACATTACTTCTTACCCACAATGTCAACTCCCTTTGTCAGGGAGCGAACGACCTCGCCAAGCTCTTTTTCCCGAGCGTTGAATCTTGTGATAGCCTCGTTCAGTTCCTTTTCTCGTTCATCGAGAGCTTCAAATCTGGCTGTATATCGGTCGCGCATCTCGCGAAGCCTTTCCTCCTTTCTCTCAAGCTCTTCTTTGGCGCGCTCCCTGGCGCGTGTCCTCCGCTCCCAAACATAGCTGGCAAGCTCCGCTCTCTTTTCGCGCATCTCCGCGTTGAAACGCGTCCTGTCCTCAGCCAATTTCTTTTCTATTTCATGTATATAATTCCACTGCTGCTCGACCCGCGCGCGCATATCTTCTGCAATGGCGAAGGCATCCGAAAGCGCTTTGGGATCAACATTGCTTGTGAAAGAGTTTTCAAGTCTGGCGACGATTTCCGCGTTCATCGATCGGGCATTATGTTCTGCTGAAGCCGCGATCCGGTCTCGCATGCCCTCCGGTAGGCGCAACATAAATTGATCGGCTCCTCTGCCTGCTTTCGCCATAGCTGTGCATCTCCCCACATTTCATATAGCACGGTGCTACATTGCGCTTGACGTCAACGGTAGCACCGTAGTACCACTAGCACCGTGCTACTAACATGGGTTGACGAATATGACAACGACGAATGCACATCAGTCCGGCTCCATCGATCTGATTTGGGGTGCCGAGGAAATATCGAGGGTTATTGGACGACCGCTGCGGGTGACGTTCCACCTTCTCACGACCGGCGCAATCCCCGCGAAGAAAGTCGGTAATCGGTGGGTTGCGGAGCGTACCCAGCTCTTGCGATTCTTCCTGGAGAGCGCGGCATGACCGCCAAAAACGAAGCGGCAGGGGTCCAGGCGCCAACCACGCCCCCGCCGCTCAATCAGATGTCGCGTTTTCGCGACCCCTCCTCACCAACGATAAGGACCGTCGATGACGAGACAAGCTAAAGCACAATATAGCATGCGCGTCCAGATTTTGGACAAAGGCGAGCCTCTAGGACTGCCCATCACTGTGGAAGGACGCCTGTGCTGGGCACTTCGTAAGCTGATCGAAGCCGGGGCCTCCGGCTGCACGCCCATCAATCACCCCGGGCCACGCTGGTCGCATTACACGTGGCGTCTGCGCGGGATGGGCTTCGCGATTGACACCATCCACGAGAAACACGGCGGTCCATTCCCGGGCACCCACGCTCGATACGTCCTGCACTCTGAGGTCTTCGTTCTGGAAGACGCGAAGGTGGCCGCATGATCGAGCAGCCAAGTAACCACAAGGTGGGAGCCGCGGCGACGTGGCTCTCCGAGCAAAACCCAGTGCCGCAGCACGTCGTCAATTTCATCAAAACGAAATTTGAGTTGAGCGCATTACAAGCCTGCGAGGCTTGCCGATTGGCTCAGGCAATCCGTACGAGTGGGGAACCCCTCAATGGCTGAATTCAATCCCCGTGATAAAAGTCGAACTGAACGCGGCAAGCGGCAAAGTATGGTGTCGAAGAACACTCAGCCTCCCAAGGATCAGGGGGGCTGGATGGCTATCTCTCGCGATCTGATGGAGTCGCCCGCATGGCGCACGCTGTCAGTAAACGCTCGAAAGTCGCTGGATAGGCTCATCGTTGAGCATATCGGCCACGGGCGGCGGATGAATGGAGAGCTTATCGCCACCCACGACCAGTTCATCGACTACGGCGTGACATGCGACTTCGTGGCTGATGCCCTGGAGGAGTTGGCCTACAAGGGCCTCATCAAAATGAGGAAGGGGCGCGCTGGTAACGGAACTGCTCACCCAACGGTCTATACGCTGACCATGGACGGCACCTTCGATGGCCTCCCGGCAACCAACGAGTGGAAGAAGTTCACCCAAGCAGAGGCCAAGCTATGGTCAGAAGTCGTGCGCAAACAGAAAGCGGAAGAGCGCGCCAAAATTGGCAGGAAGCGCAAAAGCTCACTTGGCAATTCCCAAGTCCGTCCGCTTGGTAAGTCCCAAATTCGAACGGGTTCGTGAGGGGTTGCTATGGAAAAAAATATAGCGATTTCAAAGCCTCAGCCAATTTGGAGTTTACCAAGTGCTATATATAGTTTGGCAGGGAGCCCAGCCGATGGCGTCGAATGACAACCGCATCCTGTCGCTGTTCGAATGGCAGCCTGAATGCAAGCTAATCCCATACCCTTTGGTAAATCGGATCGGCAAGATCAGGAACGTGGCTGGCAAACTGCTGGACAAGCCAACCGAAAAGAGCGCCGATCATTATCGGACGGTCGTCACGGAAGCCCTTGAACTGAGCCTCGCCAAAATCGGCCTGTCGGACGCCGCAATTGACGAGGAAATCGGCCGCTTCTGGCTGGCTGTCAGCCGGGAAATTGTGCGGCGGTCATATGGTTGCGACGGAGACCATCCAACTGGCGGCGCCGCATGAAAAGAGAACCGATGCCCAACATGACAGAAACGAACTTTGTCGAAATTTTCGGTGGTGTTATCGGCCGCCCCGTCGTGATTTCAGGCGCAAACGGACGCCGGCTTGATTTCGCGAGCATCGGATCTTGGCGCTTCTTTGTGGATGTGATCGACGAGGAAGGATTCCGAGTTTCCATGTGGGACGGAGCTTCTTACGAGGAAGCCATAAAGAATGCCGAAGAGCTTTCCGGGGATGGATTTGGTCCTGTTGTGGATAACCTTCTAAACGGAGGCGCAGCATGACGATAGCCGAACGCAAAGCCCGCGAAGCGCACGACCGCGAAAACCCGTGGCGGCCGATGCATGAGGCCCGTCAGGGGATCGTTTGCAACCTGATGTTCAACGACATGGCCGGCCACCATCCGATCGAAGAGCGCACCTATTTCCTCGATGCTGACGGCCATTGGTACTGCCTGGAGGAGTCCGATCGGCTGTTCAGTAAACCGATCAACTGGCGGCCGGCATATGTGCGTGTAAAGCCTGAAACAAAAATCAGGATCAAGAAGCGCTATGAAAAGCGTTACGGGAGTCTCGGATGGTGAAAAGAAACCCGATCTGGCGTCCGAAGGGCGCCAAGGTCTACGAGATTGACCATGCCGCCTTTGAGGTAGGTCTCCACGTCTTCGCTGACGGCGCCTGCGAGCCTAACCCCGGCCCGGGCGGCTGGGGTGTGGCCGTGTACAGCGACGGCGTGGAAATCGCGTCAGATCATGGCGGCGACGCGGCCACCACGAACAACCGCATGGAGCTGACGGGGCTCCTGAAGGGCATCGAGGCGGCGAAGGCGCTGGACGGTCCTGTCACCATCTGGTGCGATAGCATGTATTGCGTCAAAGGCACCAACGAGTGGCGGCATGGCTGGAAAAAGAACGGCTGGCAGCGCGGCGGCCCGAATGCAGATCCTAAGAACCGGCTTCTGCTCAACGCTGAGCTTTGGCAGTCGATCGACGCTGCTCTCTCCGGCGCTGACCAGATCACCATTCGTTGGTGCAAAGGGCACGCCGGCATTCTCGGCAATGAGCGGGCGGATGAGCTGTCCAACCTTGGCATTGCGACGGTCGTCGGGGTCTCCCCCGTGCGAGAACCTGTTGATTACCTGACCGCCGAGTATCGGCGCCGCGTTGCCGAATAGTGCAACAATCTCAATTATTTGCTATGCTTCGCAAGTTGGAAACGAGGGCGTTCGAATGGGTCACTGGTACGTTGTAAGGACGAGGGCAGGACAGCAGAAAAAGGCCACGGTCGAATTCGATGACAATGGCATCACGGTCTACTGCCCCATGATGCGGCGGGAGACCAGGCACTTCCAAAGCAAGAAATGGCTGATGAAGGAATGCCCGCTCTTCACCGGCTACGTTTTCGCTTATCTTCGCATCTCGGACTTCGGAACCTTGCGTGAGATGCGGCATGTTCATTCCGTGCTCGCCGACGCAGGAGGTACGCCGATCCCGGTAGCGGGCAACATCGTGGAAGATATCAGGGACGCCCAGGAGCGTGGTGATTTTGACGTCCTCCGGCCGCCCGTTCGTCGCCTGAAAGCCGGCGACACCGTGCAACTGAAAGACGGGCCGCTTTCAGGTCATTACGCAGCAGTAACGAATGTAGTAGGCCGGCGCGCGATCAAAGCTTTTGTGGAAATCTTCGGATCTATGCGCGAAGTGGAAATCGGACTTGAAAGTATCAGGCGAGTAGCTTAGATTGCGGTTCAGCGATTTGAAGCCTGTTCAGCTGGGCGCCATAGAGCGACCCACGGGGCTTAGGGGAGATGTCGCGCTCCCTGCCTAGGCTTTACTTTGCCGAAATTCATGCGCGCTCGCTGTTCACCCGTGCCCCGGGTACACGCGATCAGAACCACTGCTAGGACGACGCCAAGACGGATTCGTCCAATCATCGCAACTTGCTAAAGAGCATGAACAAAGTAATATTCCCAACGTTAGAGGGATATTGCTTGGAAGCTTTTTTGAAGTTTATGACGTCCCTTGGGCCGTTTCTTAGCCCCTATCCTTGGTGGGTTAAGAGTGCGATAAGCCTGTGTGTCTTGTCGGCGGCAGTTTCACTTATCGGGCTGGTGGTCGCCGCTCCAAAGCAGCCAACGCCTTCCGACAAGGCTGTTCTTCCCAGTAAGGCTTGGCTAATCGTTGACGGTGTGACCGCCTTCGGTCGAATGCCGCGTTCAGTTAAGGTGACTGCAATTGTTAACGGCGGGAAATACGTCTACCCGACGCTTGACAAGGTCGAGTGGCTAGAAGTCGGCGCTACCATGGCTCCGCAGCGCTTTCAAATTCCCATGTCCGACACCTACGACGTGAGCTTTTCAATCGTTACTCGCGATGGCCGGAGTTTCGCGAGCGTCGAAACTCAGGTGGTCAAACAAAGCACCGAGGGCCCACGGCGGTATTCATTGAGGGAAATCGACCGCGGTCAGCGGGCTGCGCCAATCTCAGCCGAGGTCAGTTATCAGATCGTAGTGGAATAGGTACGACTCGGCGGGCGGTGAACAGCGGAACGCACCGCGCCCGTTCTGCGCATGCGGCTTTCCGTTTTCACCGGTCAATCGCCGAGACGGCCGCGCCAAAGAACGGCCGAGCTTTGCCTTGGGTGGCTCCTGATGGAAAGCCCGACTTGAGGCGGACGTAGAACCAGGGGCGCGCTGGTGCATTAGTCTAGCCTCCTTGGAGCAGGGGTACTCCTCCTTCACGCATGCGCTCTGTATCGGAAGTCCAAAGTCTCCATGCCTTGGAGAATACCGCATCTGTTGGCAACGACTTGATCTGCAGCGCGCCGACGTCAAGGTACCCGGCGCGCAATTGCGTTCTTGGCGAACCACGAAAGAAAAAGAATACACGGTCGCCGGCTATAGCGGCCACATTCGTGGCTTCCCTTAGATCCGAGCTCGACCTGATATCAGTTGGGGATATTTCAATCACCCAATTTGGTCCGTAGGATACGCAGTCGGTTTCGCTGTTTACCCGCGCGAAGTGCGGCTCTGCTTCAGCCTCCGCTTGCAACAAAGCGACGGATGTCTCACCATCTCCGTGATGCAAGACAATGCCAATTTCGCTTCGGTTGCTTCCGTAACCCATAAATTGGACCAGATCACCCACATTTGTCTGTTCAAGCGATTGGGTGACAAAGGGCAGCATTATTTTCATTGGCTTTCCAGTGAGCTAGGAATTGGAATACGACTGCAAGCCTATCGAAACGGCGGCCAAAAATGCCCCGGCGGCGTTCAAGAGCTTGCTTGCCCTGTCAAGACGACGAATGTGCTTTGGTGGGCCACCGTAGTAGCTCCCGCCCGTCCAGAATGACAACAGGGCTGAAAACAGCCAGCAGGCGGCTGATAAGAAGCCGACAAATACACTGACGACTAACGGGGACACCATGTTCAACTACTCAGGTTGCGCGAGAGGCGTGCGCATCTCGTCGCCGCCAGTACTTCGTCGCAACGTATGCAGAACACAGTCATCCGCTCCTGATTGTACTCGGCGTTGTCGTCATTTTCTTCTGTGATCGTGTGCGCAGTGCCGCACCTCAGGCATGCCTTGTTGTAGGTGTCCGTTCGCACGGTTCGCTCCACATAACTTCAATATGGTTGCACGCGCCCCGGTTGATCACCTGGTTGCCGCTTGCGCCAATACAGACTTGATCGAAACCAGACGACGTCTGGCGTGAGTTTCCGGAATGCTTTCAAGACCTCAGGCTTGATAGCCAAATTCCCAGCCTCATTATAGTAGATTGGCTCGTCACCGAATCGCAGCTGAAGCTGCATAGCCGCGTCATCTTGCCGAAGTTCGCCTTGCTTGTTGAGCAGTTCCGCCATGAGGTCCGCTGCTGCATCTGCTGACATTAGGCGATGTCCCCGACAACTTGGAGGGTCGCTGGCTCAAACGTTCCAACTTCCCTTTTAGCGCCTGCGAACCAAACGCAGACGACTTTGCCATCACCGCGTGCAACGTCATTCACAGTCATCTTCGGACCGCCAGATTTCAGCTGGACAATATCACCGACACTGAATGCCATGTTCTCTCTCCTGAGTTGAGGGGGGTAGCAAACCGTAAACGACCGTGAGTCGCAAGTTTTTCTAGGATACATGACGGCAAGCTGTGAATATCCGTCCCGCTTTGATTGCGCCGCTTGCCAGTCGGCTGCAACCTTGTGTTTTCACGAGGAATTCTATGATGGATAAGTTTGACGAAATTCAACGTCTGATGCTGGCTGGCGACCGAGTAGGGGCTCAGAAATTGTTAGCCGAGGCAATGCAAGAGGCGAAGGATGCACCGACTTCGGTCATTTCGATGGCTGATGGCGTAAAATTTAAGCGCCGCGGGCGATATGTCGAACAGGTCGAGGGTAAATGGGTGCAGGTGCGAAAGAAGCGGTAAGCGCAGACTAACAACATTTCAGAACAATGAAGCCGTCTAGTCTCTGCTGGGCGGCTTCTTGCATGGGCGGACGATTGACGAATGAGCGAAGATAAAAAATAGAGGCCTGAGGGAGACACCATGCCGATGCTCCACCGGCATACCCCGTTAGCATGCGGCGCTAAGTGGGCAGGTCGGGATTCTCTTTCGAACAGCCCAATCCCCTTCGCAAGGTGCCAAATGTCTGAACATACAGATGAGAAACAGAGGCCAGATCACCTGTTTAAACCAGGGCAGTCTGGCAACCCCGCTGGTAGGCCGAAAGGCGCGCGTTCCAAGCTCGGCGAGGCATTCCTCGAAGCGATGCACGCGGACTTCGAAGAGCATGGCGCCAACGTCATTGAGACGGTCCGTAAAGAGAAGCCCGACCAATATCTGAAGGTCGTCGCCTCGATCCTGCCGAAGGATCTGAACGTCAACATCAACAGCATGGACGATTTAACGGATGAGCAGCTTATCCAGCGCATCCGGTCCCTCGACTCCGCAATCCGGCCTTTCCTCGATGCTCAAGGAGCAAGCGGCTCTGTTGGCGGAACTGGACCGGAGACGACGCACTAACCTGCTGAGCGGGTACAAGCCTTACTCGAAGCAGAAGGAATTCCACGCGGCCGGCAATCGCTACCGCGAACGCCTGTTCATGGCGGGTAACCAGTTGGGCAAGACGCTCGCAGGTGCTGCCGAGGCTGCAATGCATCTCACCGGCAAGTATCCGGACTGGTGGGAAGGCAAGCGCTACGATAAGCCGATTGTCGCTATCGCCGGCTCGGAGTCATACGAACTGACCAGGGACGGCGTGCAGCGCCTTCTCGTTGGCCCGCCGATGACCGAGGAGGAATGGGGCACTGGGTATATACCGAAGGCCGATATTATCTCCAGCACCCGGCGCTCTGGCGTCTCTGGCGCGCTGGATAGCATCACGGTTCGGCATGTCTCGGGCGGAACGTCAACGCTCCTGTTCAAGGCATACGAGCAGGGTCGCGGTAAGTGGCAGGCAAATACGGTTAATTACATCTGGTTCGATGAAGAGCCGCCAGAAGACGTGTATTTCGAAGGCATCACGCGAACCAACGCAACGCAAGGGTTGATTGCGGTCACGTTCACGCCTCTCAAGGGCATGAGTTCGGTAGTCGCCCGGTACATTCTGGAGCAATCGCCGGATCGCAGCGTCATCACGATGACGATCGATGACGCGGAGCACTACACGCCGGAAGAGCGGCAGAAGATCATTGACAGCTATCCCGCTCATGAGCGGGAAGCGAGAACGAAGGGCGTTCCGTCGCTCGGCTCGGGTCGGATCTTCCCGGTAGCCGAGGAACTAATCACGGTCGTCCCCTTCGAGGTTCCGAAGCATTGGGTCCAGATCTGCGGGATCGACTTTGGGTGGGACCATCCGACAGCCGGCGCGCGGCTGGCATGGGACCGCGATGCCGATGTGATCTACGTCACGATGGTTTACCGACAACGTGAGGCGACTCCCATCGTGCATGCGGGCGCGCTGAAGCCGTGGGGCGCTTGGCTCCCATGGTCATGGCCTCACGACGGCAACAACGATATGGCCGCCGGACCGAACCTCGCATCGCAGTACAGGGCGCAGGGGCTGAACCTGCTCCCGGAGAGGGCGACTTTCGAAGACGGCAGCAACAGCGTTGAGGCTGGCCTCATGGAATTGCTGGACCGGATGATAACCGGCCGGTTCAAGGTCTTTTCGACCTGCGGTGAATGGTTCGAAGAGTTTCGGCTCTATCACCGGAAGGACGGCAAGGTCGTGAAAGAGCGTGATGACGTGATTTCAGCCTCGCGATACGCGCTGATGATGAAGCGCTTTGCCAAGGTCAAGGCCGATGCGGCCGCATGGAAGTTCCAAGATCGGAAGGTTGTTTGATGGCTGCAATGTCGAAAGAGCAGGTTGCGGCCCAGGTCTCGCAGCTCGTCAAGGATTGCGAGAACTATCGGGACGAGCTTTCCGTCGATCGCGTCAAGGCGATGGAATATTACGACGGCGAGATGAAGGACACGCCCGCCGACCCGAACCGGTCGAAGGTCGTCTCGCGCGATGTCCGCGCTGCGATCAAGAAGGTTCTGCCGTCCCTCATTCGCACGATCCTCGGCAACGACAAGGTTGTCGAATACCAGCCGGTCAATGAAGGGGACGAGGCAGCGGCCGAGCAGGCGACGGATTACGTCAACTTCGTCGTGTTCCCCGAGAGCGACGGTTATGACGCCGTCCAGGACGCCGCCCACGACGCGCTGAAACTCCGCAACGGCGTCATCCGCTGGTGGTACGACAAGAAGCGGAAGGTTCAGGTCTCGAAGCATACCGGCCTTGATGAACAGGCGCTGGTTCAACTCGTCGCTGACGATGATGTCGAGGTGCTGGAGCAGGAGGCCTACGAGGAGCAGATCGACACGCCGCAGGGACCGCAGCCGGTCACGCTCTACAATGTGAAGATCCGGCGCGTCTCCGAATATGGGTGCACCAAGCTCGCCGCGGTCCCGCTCGAGGAATTCCTCATTCACCCGGACGCCATCTCGATCGATGACAGCCCGATCACTGGCATGAAGACGCGCCTGCGCCGCTCCGATCTGGTCGCGATGGGCTATGACCGGGAAAAGGTCGACAGCTTCCCGGCCTCGGGCGCGGATCTCGATGAGGAGGAAGAGGAGTTCACCCGCCGACGCGATGCCTTCGACGAGAACGACTCCATCGTCAAGGCGCTGCAGGAGGTCGATTACTACGAGCTCTATGTGAAGATCGACGCGGACGACGACGGCATTGCCGAACTGCGCCGCATGTGCTTCGCCGGCGGCCTGGCGGAGGTCAACCTCCTCGACGATGAGGAATGGGATGAGGTCCCGTTCGCCGACCTGATCACCGAACGCCGTCCGCATCAGCGCGAAGGAAACTCGGTCACCGATGACATGGCCGAAATCCAGCGCGTCAAGACCGTGCTCATGCGTCAGACGCTGGACAATCTGTATTGGCAGAACAACCAGCAGCCGATCGTGCAGGAAGGTGTCATCCAGAACCCGGAAAGCGTGCTGAACCCGAAGTTCGGTCAGCCGATCCGGGTAGGGCAGGGCATCGATGTTCGCGGGGCCATCGGCTACAACACCGTGCCATTCGTCGCCGAGCAGTCTTTCGGCATGCTCTCCTATCTCGACCAGGAGGCGACCGACAGGACCGGCATTTCCGACGCTTCCTCCGGCATGGCGCCGGATGCGCTGCAGAACATGACGGCCAAGGCCTCGGCGATGATCGAGGCGGCCGGCATAGGCCAGACCGAATTGATGGTCCGCACCTTCGCGCAAGGGCTCAAGCGCGTGTTTCAGGGCCTCCTGCGGCTGGTGATCAAGCACCAGGACAAGCCGCGCATGGTGCGTCTGCGCAATCAGTGGGTGACCTTCGATCCGCGGCAGTGGAATGCGGAGATGGATTGCACAGTCAATACCGGCCTCGGCGCCGGCACGCGTGAGCGGGACATGATGATGATGCAGGTGGTTGGCCAGCAGCAGGAGAAGCTGCTTGCGGCTTATGGCCCCGTCAACAATCCGTATGTGTCGGCGGAGAACATCTGGAATTCGGTCTCTCGTGGCGTGGAAGCGGCCGGCCTCCGCACCCCGGACCTCTACTTCACCAAGCCGACGCCCGAGCAGATCAAGCAGTTGGAACAGGCGCAGGCGAGCAAGCCCGATCCGGAAATGGAGAAGGTCAAGATCAAGGCCCAGGCCGACCAGCAGAAGGCCCAGCTCGACGCCCAGCTCCAGCGCGAGAAGATGCAGCAGGAGGCGCAACTCGAAACGCAGCGCATCCAGCAGGAAATGGCCCTGAAGCGCTACCAGATCGAGCAGGAGATACAGCTCAAGCGCCAGACCAACGCCATGCAGATGCTGACGCGTGATCCGGTATCGAGCGTGAATATCGGCGGAGACCCGGGCTGATGCGTCAGGAAGACAAGACCGCAGCCGCCCGCGTGCTGCTCGACATGCCGCTCTTTCATCTGCTGATGGACGAGCTCGAAACCGCGGCCGTCAACGGCTGCGTCAACGCCAAGAACACAGATCATGATGCCCGCGCCGCCTTTGCGGCCGAAGTGCGGGCCATTCGAAATCTCAAAGGCAAGATCAAGTTCCTCGCCGAGGGACAATCCTCTGCCGATGGGAAGGGCGCCCCGGCATAGGGCCGCGGCCAAACCTAAAGGCAAAGCCAGACATGACAGACGCAGCCACCAACTCTCCGTTCACCGGAGAGAGTGATAGCGGTCGCCCCGCACTCAGCTTCGATGACGCTGTAAACCTCGACTTCGCCGAGTCCTCCGAGACCAACGAGCCGGAAGAGGAAGAGCAGCAATCGACGAATGCGACGGATGAGGCCTCTGAAGATGGCCAAGAGACCGACAATCCCGCAGCCGAAAGCGACGAGTCTGCCGAACCCGAAGAACAGGGCGAGGAGACCAACGAAGCCTCGGATACGATCATCACCCTGAAAGGCGGTGAGCAGGTTCCTCTCGAGGAGCTGAAGCAGGGTTATTTGCGGGAGAGTGATTACCGCCGGAAAACTCAGGAGCTCGGCAACAAGCGCGGAACTCTTGAGGCCATGACAACCCGCGTCGCCACCACGGCGAACGCAATCGCTCAATTCCTGGTCGAACAGCTACCGGAAGAGCCGAACTATTCGATGGCGATCCAGAATCCCAGCGAATACACCCGGCAGAAGGCGGTTTACGATGCCGCCTTGGCTCGCGTGCACCAGCTTATCAGCCTGGGGCAGGAGCCGCAGAAGGTCGCCGGCGAACTCAAACAGACCGCAACGGAGGAAACTCTCGCGGCCGAGAACGCCAAGCTGCTCGAAGCCTTTCCGCATCTCGCGAAGGAGGACGCCCGGGAGAAGTTCTTCACCGATGCATTCAAGTCGGGCGAGGATTTCGGGTTTTCTCCAGAGGAGATGCAGGGCTTCACCGATCACCGTTACTTCAAGGTCATGCACTACGCCATGCTCGGGCTTCAAGCCGAACAGGCGAAGAGCAAGGCCATGACGAAGGTGGCGAACGCTCCACCGGCCACGGCGAAAGCCAAGCCGAATGGCGCGGTGAACCCGGCAGCCCGTAAGAACCAGGATGCGATGAAGAGGTTGGCAAAAACCGGGTCGATCAAGGACGCAATGTCGATCGACTTTGAATAACCCATCTTCAAAGGATCAGAACCATGGCAGCTCTTGCCAATACCTTCCAGACCACGAATGCCATCGGCAACCGTGAAGAGCTCTCCGACGTGGTGTCGCGCATCACGCCGGAAGATACCCCGATCTATTCGCTGATCGAAAAGGGCAAGTGCGTTTCCGTTCACCCCGAGTGGGAGACGGACGAGCTCGCCGCTCCGGCAGCGAACATCAAGCCCGAGGGCGACGAATACACCTTCGGCGCCATCACCCCGCCGGACCGGATGGGCAACTATACGCAGATCATGCGGAAGGAGTGGATCATCTCCCGTACGCAGGAGTCCGTCAGCAACGCCGGCAACGCTGAAAAGCGGAAATACCAGAAGCTCAAGAAGGGCGTCGAAATCCGCAAGGATGTCGAGTTCGCCATCGTCGACACCAACGCTTCCGTGGCGGGCTCCACCCGCGAGTTCGGTTCGCTGAATACCTGGATCGAAACCAACGTCTCCCGCGGTGCCGGTGGTGCCAACGGCGGCTTCGACTCTGGTACGGGCCTGACGGTCGCCCCGACCGATGGCACGCAGCGCGCATTCACGAAGTCCATCCTCGATAGCGTGATGCAGTCGGGCTACCAGAACGGCGCCAACTTCCGGCACGTCTCGGTCTCGCCCTACGTCAAGAGCGTGTTCGTCACCTTCATGTCGGACGCGAACGTCGCTCCGTTCCGCTATGCCGTTTCCAAGGGCGGCGAGCGCAACACCATCGTTGCCACGGCTGACTATTACGAAGGTCCCTTCGGCACGGTCATGATCCACCCGAACCGCGTTCAGGCTGTGGGTGCGCAGCAGGCTCGCAACGCCTTCTTCCTGGATACGGACATGCTGGAGTTCCTCTGGCTCGACAAGATCCAGGAGGACAAGAAGGTCGCCAAGACCGGTGACGCCGACAAGGGCGTGATCATCGGCGAAGGCACGCTGAAGGTGAAGAACGAGAAGGGCCTCGGCGTCGCTGCCGACCTCTTCGGGCTCGACGTCGACAGCTAATCGGCTTCGGTCATCATCAACAGGGGCGGGCTTCGGCTCGCCTCTTTCCATTTCAGGAGAAAGAAACATGTCAGAGCCTAAAAATGTAGCAGCTGCCGAACGCGCCAAGATCACGCAGGAGGCCGAAGAGAAGGCGAAGCTTGAAGCGGCCGAGGCTGTAGAGCGCGAACGCAAAGAACGCGAGGCGGCCGAGCTGCGCGCCAAGGAAGCGGAAGAGCGGGCCGAACGCGTAGAGGCCGAGCTACGTGCCAAGCGCGAGGCTGAGGAAGCCGCCGAGCGTCAACGTCTTGCCGAAGAGCATGCGCGCAAGGAAGAGCGCGACCGCGCCGAGCGTGAACGCCGCGCCGTCGAGGCCTTGGCGGCCAAAAAGACCCCCGTCAAGCTGCTCTACGACGTGTGGTTTGAAGAAAACAAGCGCACGCCCGCCGGGACGGTGGTCGAAGTGTCGGTTTCCGAAGCAAAGAAGCTCATCGACGCCGGCAAAGCCGAACGCGCCGACCCGCTGCCCGGAGACGCCGAATGATCATCAGAGACGGAGAGTGGACGCTCTTTGACCACGACCACATGACCGGCCGCTCCGTCTGGCACTATTTCGACGGGGAGAAGGACGTTTTCCGCGTCGACTACCCCGTCGACAACCTGATCAGCGAGAACCAGGCGGTACGCAATGAGGCGAGCCGCGCATGGGCCGGCGATTGGCACCGTGTCGCCTCTGTCCCGCTCAACATCGCTCATCATTCCGGGCTCGTGAAGGCCCACTCAGAGGGCGACGACGGTTTCGTGAAGCGTTTCCTCAACAGCTCGGATAACCGCGCCTGGCGGACGAAAGAGGGGCATCTATGACCATTTCGGACTATGCGTCCCTTCTGGTGGATGCCGGCGAGTATTCCGGACGGGAGGACATCGCGCACAACTTCCCGCGCTTCCTCGGGCTCGCGGAGCTGAAGCTGAACCGAGGGCTTCGCGTCGCCGACATGGAGGTGACGGACGAAATCGCGCTGATCGATGGCGACGGGACGCTTCCGGCTGACTTCCTCGAGGCGAGGGAGGTGAAGACGGCCGCCGGCATTCCCATTCGCGCGGTCTCCCTGCAGCAGCTCACCAACAGCTATATGGGCCGCAGCGGCATTCCAACCGGATACGCCATCGTCGGGAGCACGCTCAAGGCGCGGCCGATGAATGACCAGGATCTGACGGTCACCTATTACGCCCGCATTCCGGCGCTCACGCCGTTGAATCCGACGAACTGGCTGCTGGAAAAGGCGGCCGACGTGTATCTCTATGCCCTGGTCAACGAAATCGCCATCTGGGCAAAGGATGTCGAGGGCGCATCCGCCGCGCAGCAGCTTCTCATGATGGCGTTGAGCGGTCTGAAGATCGAGGACGAGCGCTCCCGCTGGGGCAATGCACAATTGGTTGTCGGAGGGGTTACGCCATGAGCCTGCTGACCGCGATCAATGAAGCGTGCGACATCGTTTCCCTCTCCCAGTTCGACAACGTCTATGGCTCGGACGAGCCGAACGCCCAAACGATGGTTGCCATGGCGCAGGAAGCCGGCGACGAGATTGCCCGCCGCGCCGACTGGCAGAAGACGCTGAAATTCCACACCCTCACCGCGTCCCCCGAGAACCTTCCGAGCGACTTTCAACGGCTGACGCCCGGCGGTTCTGTCCGGACCTCTGTCGGCGCCTTTGTCCGGCCCGTCACCAACAGCGGCCAGTGGGCGGTGATCGTCGGCATTCCCTCGGCGCAACCGTATTTCTTCATCAAGGGCGGCCAAGTGCTGATTTCTCCCGCGTCGGCCGCTGCTGGCGCGGTGATCGACTATGTTTCGAAGAACTGGGTCCTGCACGATCCGGACGGGCCGCAGGCGACATTCTCGGCAGACGATGACACCACGCTCTTTCCTGAAAGGCTGCTGGTGAAGGGCATCATCTGGCGCTGGAAGAGGCAAAAAGGCCTCGCCTACGAGGACAACCTTGCCGAGTTCGAAGCCGACCTCGCGCAGGAGATCAATGCCGACAGGGGGGCAGGATGAGAATTCAGCCCAGACCGGCCCGTATAGGGCAATCCAATCGTGGGTCGGTATCGGTTGGCCGGGAGCAGAAATCGCAGCCGGTGACCTTCCCTGCGCCGAAGGGGGGCCTTGTCACCACGGCGGACATGGCATCGCAGGAACCGGGCTCGGCAACGGTGCTCCGCAACTTCCTCCCGACGCTGATGGGCTGCAAGATCCGAGGCGGGTCGCAGAAGAAGGGCCGGGCGGCGGACGGCGGCGACGTCAGGAGCGCGTTCAAATACAAATACGGCACGAACGAAAAGCTGTTCATGGCGACGGCGAGCGGCATTTACAACATGACCTCGCCGGCCGCGCCGCCAGCCACGACCGCGGCCGATGTTTCCGGCATGAGCGGCGGCGACTGGTGCGCCTTCCAGCATACCAATGCCGGAACGTCCTGGCTCGTCTGCCTGAACGGCGCCAACGACCGCCAGCTTTACAACGGGACAAGCTGGACCACGGCGCCGGCCATCACTTTCACCGATGGCACGACGATGCCACAGCTCAATTATGGCTGGCTCTTCAAAAACCGGGAATTCTTCCTGAAGAACGGCACGCTTGACGCCTATTATCTGCCGGTGAACGCCATTGGCGGCGCTGCTGTGGTGTTCCCGCTTGGCGGCGTCATGAAGAAGGGCGGCTCTCTGCTGACCGGCTTCTCCTGGTCGCTGGAAAGCGGCGACGGCCTCAACGACATGTGCGTCTTCGTCTCGACCGAGGGGGAGATTGCCGTCTATGCCGGCTCCGATCCGTCGAGCGCATCCGATTTCGCGCTGAAGGGCGTCTACCAGATCGGTCGGCCGCTCGGCAAAAACGCATGGATCAGAGCGGGCGGCGACATCCTCGTCGCCACGACGGACGGCCTGACGCCGATGTCGCAGGTGTTCCAGCGCGACCGGCAGGCGCTTTCGCTGGTGTCCGTCTCCCGCCCGATCGAGGATGATTGGCGCAAGGCCGCGAACGCCACCGGGAGCGGCTGGACGCTGAAGCAGTGGCCCGAGCAGAACCTGGTGTTCGTCGCATTCCCGGAAAACACCGCCGTCACCGACACGACCTTCGTTCTGAACGTGCTCACCGGCCGCTGGTCGACGATCAGCAACTGGCAGGCGCTCTGCTACGAGACGCTGCAAGGCGGTCTCTTCTTCGGTTCCCTCGACGGATACATGTGGCAGGGAGATGCAGGCGGCACGGATGGCGGCCTGACCTTCTCGGCGAGCTATCTCTCGCAGTTCTCGCCTGCCGGTCAGTTTGGGCAGCGGGCCACGGCGACGCTGGCGCATATGTATTTCCGGGCCAAGACGAAGCCAAAGGTCCGGCTGTTCGCGCGCGCCGACTATGACCGGTCAACGCCGACCTTCGCCACGATCACGGAAGGGGATGCGAGTTCGTCGGAATGGGATGTTGGCCTCTGGGACGTGGCCATTTGGGATGGGGCATCCGAGGTACAGCGCTACGACTTCCGCCAGAACGTCCGAGCCACCGGCGACATGCTGGCGGTCGGCTGCGTGATCACCTCGGGCGGCGATTTCAAACTCGATATCGAGGTTGACCTAGCCACGGTGCAAGTATCGGTCGGGGAGGCCAGCGCCTGATGCTTCCGAGCGATAAAGAAGCCGTGCGCGCCGCACTCCTGCGCTGGACGCGTGGCGACGAGGCGGCGGCCGACTTCCTCAACGAGATAGCCGAGGTTGCTCGGCTCGCTGACGATATTGTCGACGAGGAGGAGAACCGGCAGCGAAACGTCTGCTGGCTTTTGGTCCGCACGCTCACCGTCCTGCCGCTGAACCCGTTCTTCACCCGCCATGCCGCGACCCTGGCGCCGTTGATCAACAACGTCATCGTGCAATGGCAGCTATCGGACGAGTGGCGCTCCTCTCGGGACGCGCTGAAGCGGCAATTCGGCTTCGTCATGCGTGAAGCTGTCGGCTCGATCGTCACGGCAGTTGCTGCGATCTGCGGCGGCTACGACCACGCCAAGACCACTACGGAAGACTTTTTTGAGACTTGTCACAGCGGTTCCAGAGAGACCGTCGAAGACTGGATGAAGGATTGAACGATGGGCCTTTACGGTAGCGCTCCGGAAGCTCCTGACCCGCAGGAAACAGCCTCCGCACAGACGGCGACGAATATCGGGACTTCCGTTGCCAACAATCTCATGGGCAACGTCAACCAGGTCACGCCTGATGGGAAGCTGACCTACACCTATGAGACGAAGAAATGGACTGATCCGGTTAGCGGCAAGACCTATGATCTGCAGGTTCCGACCGCGACGCAGTCGCTCTCCCAGCAGCAGCAGGCCATCAAGAACCAGACCGACGCCGCCGAACTGAACATGGCGACACTCGCCAACAATCAGTCGGGCAAGCTCAATAATCTGCTCGGCAAGCCGATCGACATCTCCGGCGCCCCGGCCGGGGGCAATGCCGGCGCTATCGGGCTGCCGCAATACCAGCAGTTTGGCAGCGGCCCGCAGCTTCAGACGAGCCTCGGCAATTACGGCAACGTTCAATCTTCGATCGCTGGCGCCGGCAATATTCAGAAGCAGGTTGCCGACAGCGGCAAGATACAGAACCAGCTCGGCAACGCCGGCGACATCACCCGCAGCTATGAGACGGACTTCAGCGCCGACCGGCAGAGGGTTGAGGATGCGCTGATGCAGCGCCTCAACCCGCAGATGGAGCGGGATCGCGCGGCTCTGGAAACGCGGCTAACGAACCAAGGCCTGCAGCCGGGCTCCGAGGCCTATAACCGGGCCATCGACGAAGCCAACCGGTCCTCCACAGACGCCCGTCTCGGCGCCATCCTCAGCGCCGGGCAGGAGCAATCCCGTCTGGCCGGGCTCGCCAATCAGTCGGCGACTTTCCAGAACTCAGCCCAGCAGCAGGCCTATAACCAGATGCTCGGATCGGGCCAGTTCGCCAATTCCGCGCAGGCGCAGCAGTACGCCCAGAACGCCAACAACATGCAGATGGGCAATGCCGCCCAGCAGCAGCAGTTCGGGCAGAACCAGGCGCAGCTGCAGGCCAACAACGCGGCGCAGCAGCAGAAGTTTGGCCAGGGCTTGGCAGGTGCTCAGTTCGGCAACGACGCGCTGCAGCAGCAATATCAGAACCAGAACACCGCCACGGCCGGCAATAACGCCCTGCAAGATCAGAGCTTCAACTCGCAGCAGTCGAAGTTCAACATGCAGAACCAGCAGCGGGCGCAGTATCTGAACGAGCTTTACGCTCAGCGCAACCAGCCGATCAACGAGATCATTGGTCTCATGTCCGGCGCGCAGGTCAACAGCCCGAGCTTCGTCCCGACGCAGAGCAACCCCATGCCGACCGTCGACTATGCCGGCCTCGTGCAGCAGGACTATGCGAACAAGATGGGCGCATACAATCAGCAGCAAGCCGGCATGCAGAGCCTTTTCGGCGGGATGCTCGGCTTCGGCGGCCAGCTTGCCAGCCTCTCGGACAAGAACGCCAAGAAGGACATCAAGAAAGTCGGCGAGCTGAAGGGCCACGGGCTTTACGAATATTCCTATCGCGGCAAACACAACGATGGAAAGCGGCACATCGGCGTCCTCGCTCAGGAAGTCGAGAAGAAACGGCCGGATGCCGTGTCGCGGCGCCCTGACGGCCTTCGACAGGTCGATTACGGCGCGCTCTTCAATGCAGGGAGGCGCAAATGATGGGTTACACCGGCTATGGCGCGGCTCCCACGCGCGAGGAACTGGCAAAGCGGCTGCAGGCGCAAATCATGGGACAGGCCTTGCCACAGACCATCGGCGGCGGCATGGGCATGCTCGGGGCCGGCCTCGCGGCAGGTTTTGCCAAGCAGAATGCAGCCTTCCCGACCGCTCCGGGCGCTGCGCAGCCGTCGATGATGACCGCGCTGGCTAATTTCTTCACTGGCGGCCGCAATGGAGGTCTTTACTGATGGCCCTTTCCTTCCTGTTCGGCGGCAACACAAAAGAGACGCCCGAATCCATCAAGCGCAAGCGTGATCTCGCTATGGCCATCATGGGCGCCTCGGTCGCGCCGAAGAATTTCGGCGAGGGCCTGAACGCGCTAGGCTCAGGCATTGTTGCGGGTGTCATGAACCGGCGCGCCAATAAGGCGGAAGACGAGGGCCGTGCCTCTGCGGATACGGTTTTCAAGAGCGCGATGCAGGGCCAGCTTGCCAGCCAGATCATGGGAACCGCGCCATCGAGCATGGGCATCAATCCGGGGAGCGGCGGTGCATCTGGCGGTTCCGGCTCCTATCGTGACGCCATTGCCTCGATCGAGAGCGCCGGGAGCGGCGATTACAAGGCTGTCGGCCCGACGCACCCGAAGATGGGCCGTGCACTCGGCCGATACCAGATCATGGAGGCCAATGTCGGGCCATGGTCGCGCGAGGTGCTCGGTCGCGAGGTGACCCCCGACGAGTTCATGGCGAACCCTCAGCTTCAGGACGCCATTTTTGACGGGAAGTTCAACAGCTACGTGCAGAAGTTCGGGCCGGAAGGCGCGGCGCAGGCGTGGTTTGCGGGCCCCGGCGGGGTCGGCAAGACGAACCGCAAGGACTCCCTCGGGACAGACGTCGGCACCTATGGGCGCAAGTTCATGAGCGCGCTGGGCCCCCAGGCGCAGCAGCCGACCGAGGTGGCCAGCCTTGACCCTGCCGCCGGCATGCCTCCGCAGACCGCCACAGGCGCGGTCAACGCTATGGCTGCCGGAGGTGGCGCTGTTATCGTCGACGAGTCTCAATACTCGCCAGAGGACAGGGCCCGCCTTGCCGCTCTGCGCGGTCCCGCGCCTTCTTCCGTCCCTTACAGCGGCCCAGGCGCGCGCATAGATACGCCGACTGCCGTCTATGATGACAAGGGCTTTCGGATGGAGCCGGCAGGACAACAGCCGCCACCGCCGTCCCTCTCCGAGGAGGTCGCCGCCTTTCAGCAGACACCGGAATATCGGGCCCAGTTCCCCGGCATGAACGCGCCGCAGGCGGCAGGCCCGCAGAGCGCGCCCCAGGGCATCCCGCAGCAGTTCCAGGGCTCCCAGCAGCTAGCCAACGCCCAAGGCGGCATCATGCCGGCCCTGATGGGCGGCGCTCCGGCCTCTGCCGATCAGGTCTCTCAGGCCCAGGCAATGGGACAGCAGCAGGCGCCGGCGCAGGGCCGACCGGATAAGATGGCTCTGCTCCAGGCCCTGAGCAATCCGTGGTTATCGCCGGAACAGAAGGCGGTTCTGCAGACGCTGTACCAGCAGCAGGAGCAGGAAGAGCAAGCAGCCCGCGAGCAGCAGATATGGATGCAGCGCCAGCAGTACGAGACCGAGCAGAAGCGGAACGATCCTTCATACCAGATCGGACTGAAGAAGACGCAGGCCGAACTGGATCAGATGGGCAAGCCGGAATACCAGGTGCTCACCCCGGAAGAGCGCCAGGCGCTGGGCATTCCTGACGCCGACCAGCGCGTCTATCAGCGTTCGCGCGGCGGAAAGATCGATGCAGTTGGCGGCGCTGGGCAGACCATCAACGTGGGCAATGAGATTGACGCTCGTAAGGGGGCAGCAGCAGAACTAGGGCTTTCTCCGGACGACCCACGATATGAGTCGTTCGTGCTAACCGGGAAGTTCCCGCGTGAAGACTCCCAGTCTCTTACGGCGACCGACAAGAAGGCCATCCTGGAAGCGGATGAGATGGTGGCGGCAAACCAAAGCGCCCTCGATGCCCTGTCGCAAGCAGAAGGGCTTTCTGACAAAGCGAATAGCGGCTGGTTTGCTGGCGCTCGGGCGTCGATCGGAAACAATCTGCCTGACTGGATGGTGCCGGACATCGTTTCGAGCCCGCAAAGCTCCCAGGCCACGACCGATATGGACAACGCCATCATTGGTCAGGCCATCACTCAGCTCAAGACCATCTTCGGCGGGAACCCGACAGAAGGCGAACGAAACATTCTCCTCGAACTTCAGGGTTCGTCGACCATGCCTCGAGAGGTCCGCAAGCAGGTGTTTTCCCGCGCTCGAGCGTTGGCCGAAAAGCGGCTGCAGTTCAATAACGACCGAGCAGCCGACTTGCGCGGTGGCACCTACTACAAACCCGATCGGGCGCCCGCCACCGGTCAGAACATCGATGACCTTCTGAAAAAATACGGAGCGCCGTGATGGCCACTGTCGAGCAACTTTCGAATGCTCTTATCAATGCCGACAGGGCCGGCGACGTCGAGGCCGCGCGGGCGCTCGCCGCTGAGATTTCGCGCATGCGCACGGCGTCACCGGAGACAACGTCCACTTTGCCGCAAACGCAGCAGCCGTCAGAGCCGCAACAGGTGGATACTCGCGATAACTGGCTTGGGCGTGCTGATACGTTCATCCGAGGCGCTGCGGACACGGTGTCGTTCGGCCTGGCTGATGAAATTGCCGCCGGCGGAGACGCGCTGTTCAACCCTGTTTTCGGGACTGGCCAGGATGGAGCCTCCCTCTCCGAGCGGTACGACCGAAATCTGAATGCGCAGCGCGCGACAGACGAGCTCGACGCCAAGAAGCGAATGGCTGAGCGTCTCACAGGTCAAATTCTCGGCGCCGTGGGCGGTGGGGTTGGGCTGGCACGGAACGGCTTGTCAGCGACGACAAATGCGATCAATGCTGGCAAGGGATTGCGAGGCGTAACTGAAGCCTCCGCGAAAGAGGGCGCAGTCCTCGGTGCTCTTCAAGGTTTTGGTACCGGGGAAGGGTTCGATGACCGCATATCGAGCTCGACGACCGGTCTTGCCGCCGGTCTGGGCGTCGGCGCAGCGTTGCCTGGCGCAACGACGGCCATAGCGGGTGCCGTAAAAGGTGCTACCGCTCCGTTTGTCGCTCCCTTCCGCCCCGCCGCATACACCGACAAAGCCCTCCGAACTTACTTGCAGCGGTCCGGCAAGACGCCTGAGCAGATTGCAGACATCATGCGCTCCGCGGCCGATGATGGGCAGTCGATGTACACGGTAGCCGATGCGATGGGGAACGCCGGACAGCGGGCACTTGTGCCGGTCACCAGAACTCCTAACGATGCCCGCCAGGAGGTGACTGACTTTCTCGTTCGCCGTCAGCTTGGTCAGCCTCAGCGACTGGCGAATGCCTTGGCCGAAGGTTTCGACGCTCCGCAGACCTCGGATCAAGTTAGTCGCGCCTTGACGAGCGCCCGCGATATCGAAGCTGACCAGCTCTACACCGCGGCCCGCCGGGGCGCCGGCCCTGTAAACGTGACGCCTATCCTCGACAGGATCGACGAGACCCTGTTGCCGGGCGTCAACCGAGTTGTCAGTCCCCGGGACAATATCGGGCATGACACAATCGAGGGCGCGCTTGCCCGTGTTCGCCGGATGATTTCGGACGGAAATTCGCAGGTCACCGATTTCAATGCTCTCTTCCGCGCGAAACTCGATCTCGATGACATGATCACGAAGGCAGAAGGGCAGGGGGCGGGAAACAGGGCGAACTACCTCAGCCAGGTGAAGCGGGAGGTCGATCGGGCGCTTGAAAACGCGTCTCCCGCCTACCGGAATGCCAACGATACGTTTGCCAGTCGGAGCAGGGTGATCGACAGCGTGGCGGAAGGTCAGGCGGCAAAGTCGGGCCGCGTCCGGTCAGAGAACAGTATTGAGCAGTTCAATGCAATGACGCCGGAGCAGCAGCAGGCGTTCCGGTCCGGCTACGTTGATCCGATCATCGCGGACATCGAAAGCCTTCCGATGGGGCCGGCCACAAACCGGGCCCGTGGTTTGACGACACCGAAGTATGAACATGAGTTTCAGGCGTTCGCCGCTCCAGGCCGCGCTGAGCAACTCGGCAACCGCATCGGCCGCGAGAACCGGATGTTCGAGACGTCGAATGCCGCACTTGGCAATAGCCGAACTGCTGACAATCTCGGCGACATCGACGATATGGCAAACTTCGATCCGGCTGTTCTGGCAAACCTTCTGACCGGCAACTGGAAGCAGGCGGCGCTGACTGGTGCTCGCCAGGCTTTCAACGCCGGAAAAGGCCTGCCACCTCGTGTTGTCGAGAGGGTGGGGCGCTCACTGGTCGAAACTGATCCGAACCAGGCTCTGGCCACGCTTAAGCGCGTGCGTGGGCAGCAGGTCAGTCGCGATCAGCTCCGCGCGATGATCCTGGAGAGCATGCTGCAGGGGTCGAATGCCGGGATTGCCCGGCTACCATAAATGGCGATACCGGGAGGAAACCCAGAGGATGAACACGGCTCCGGTGCCGAAACCGAGAAAAATGGCAGTCCAGTCAGCCCGGAATGAATAGAAGTACCCAGCCCATCCGAGTGCAACGATTAAGAAAAGCAGCCGAAAGCTCTCCGGCCGCCGATCGATCTTCGGTTCGTGTGGGTCGTGCTCAATAGTGGGGCGTGCGCTCATGACCACAACATACACGAGTGTCGGAGAAAATGAAGATGGCACCTTGGGGAGGTTCAGTACCCGTACCCTCCCGGGCGAGAATATGCACTTCGCTTTCCGCATCTGTTGCCTGCAGCGTCGCGCTGCCAATCGTACTGGCAGTTTCCACGGTACGGTGCGTACGATGGATAGGACGAACCACCGCCGCAGTTATGCTTCGCGCAGACGGCTACTGCGGTTCCCACCAATGCAACGGCCACGATAGCCGCCGCAGCCTGGTTCTCCCGCTGCACCATGTTGACGCATTCGATTGGGTCGATGCGGCGACGCGCCAGCTCGGCGGTAAGCTCCTGCGTGAAGGCGAGATCGGTGTTTGTTATGAAAGTTCGACAGAGCGCTGACTTGCTCACACCCTCTGGATTTTTGCGAAAATCTGCCTGCGTCGTGGTGCAACTCGCCAAGACAAACGTCATCGCTGCGGCAATAGATAGCCGCCCCGCCAAGTAAAAATTCAAGATGTGCCCCCTCAGTTCCCCTGAGGCGCACTGAACAACTTATTGGCGACCAGAGTCAATAGAAGTTGAGATGAGCCAGGCTCCCTTGCGGGGCCTTTTTCTATGGAGAATGCAATGCCTAGAACTGGCGGAGTCTACTCGCCCCCTGCCGGCACCAAAGGTGTGTCCAACACGACCATTCAGAGTGTGCCCTATAATGCGTTTGTGGACGATCTGACGGCGGACGCCAACGCGGCACGTCCGATCACGGCAGGCGGTACGGGCGCCACGACGGCCAGCGGCGCACGCTCGGCGATTGGGGCGCAGGCTGCAAGCGCCGCTCTGGCATCGATCGCCGCTTTGACCACATCCGCCGACAAGCTTCCTTATACGACCGCCGCGGACACATATGCGGTTACCACGCTTACCGCGTTCGGCCGCTCGCTTATCGACGATGCGGACGCGACGGCCGCCCGCTCCACCCTTGGTGTTGTGATTGGAACGAACGTCCAGGCATACGACGCTGGCCTCGCTTCCATTGCAGGACTGACGACGGCTGCAGATCGAATGATCTACGCCACCGCGGCGGACACCTACGCCGTGGCGACGCTCACCAGCTTCGCACGCACCCTCCTCGATGATGCTGACGCGACCGCGGCGAGGGCTACGCTCGGAGTGACGATCGGCTCGCAGGTGCAGGCATATGACGCCGGACTCGCCTCGATCGCCGGGCTTACGACGGCTGCCGACCGGATGATTTATACGACGGCCGCAGACACATACGCCGTCGCGACGCTCACCAGCTTCGCACGCACCCTGCTAGACGACACTTCGAACACCGCAGCACGCACCACCCTCGATGTCTATAGCAAGGCGGAAGTGGACAGCCTCGCCTCGATGGCGCTTCCTCCAGGGGCGATCATTCACACGGCCCGCAACGCCACGCCGGCCGGTTTCCTTCGGTGCAACGGCGCCGCCGTATCCCGCACCACCTACGCCGATTTGTTCGGCGCGATAGGGACGACCTACGGCGCCGGTGATGGTTCCACCACGTTTAACGTCCCCGACCTTCGCGGCGAATTTATCCGCGGTTGGGCGGACGGCGGCACCGTAGATAGCGGCCGCGTGTTCGGCTCTAAACAGGCCGAAGATATTGAAAGCCACCTGCACACCGTCAACCCGCCGAGCACGGCGACTTCCTCGGACACTCACTCGCATACCTATTCCGGTTCAACCAACACGACCGGCGCGCATGTGCACTCTGTCCCATATCAGGATCGCGGCTTCTCGGGCGGCACCATCAACAACGCGGAGAGCGGCGGCTCTACGGGAACGTTCAACACTGGCTCTTCCGGTGACCACAGCCACACGTATTCCGGCACGACCAGTTCCGACACCCACAGCCATACCGTCGACATCGCACAGTTCAACTCCGGCTCGACCGGCGGCACAGAAACCCGTCCTCGTAACGTCGCCCTTCTGGCCTGCATCAAATTCTGAGGAGCCCTCATGCCTTTGACGGTCTACAACTATCACCCGAGCACGCTCGAATACACCGGCGCTTCCGAGGCCGACGAAAGCCCTCTGGAGCCGGGAGTGTATCTCATCCCGGCCTATGCGACGGAAATCGCCCCGCCTGAATTCATCCCCGGACACATTTTCAAGTGGACCGGGAGTGAGTGGATTGCGGAAGCGATCCCGCCCCAGCCCTCCATTCACATGCCAGCGCTCTCCGCGCGCCAAATTCGGCTTGGTCTCGTCAGCAACGGCTTTGCGCTTGGCCAGGTCACTGCGGCGATTGATGCGATGCCCGATGGCGTCGAAAAGGAAACCGCCCAGATCGAATGGGAATACGCCACCACTTTCGAGCGCATGCACCCGCTTATCGCCATGGTAGGCGCCGCGCTCGGCCTCTCCGACGAGCAGATTGACGGCATGTGGGCGGCCGCCGCCAGCCTCTAATTCCCCGAAGGAAAAACGACGATGGAAACGACCGTGCAGTCTCTGCAGCGGCGCTTGATCGCGCTCGGGTTCCCGCTTCCGAAGTATGGAGCGGATGGAGATCCAGGAGGCGAGACGATCGCGGCCGTCAATGCGGCGCTCGATGAAATCGAAAAGCTGCGGGGCGTTAAGCCAGCCGCGCCAAAGCCCAAGCCTCCCGGCGCACCTTCATCGATTGTTCCCGTTGAATGGATGCCGGCCGCCAAGATGGGGCGGGTGATATGCCACTGGACCGCAGGCGCGTACAAGGCCAGTGAGTTCGACCGGGGCCATTATCACATCCTCATCGAGGACGATGGGAAGCTGGTCCGCGGCGTTCCCTCGATCGCGCTCAACGAGGCGCCGGCGAAGAAGGGCTATGCGGCCCATACGCTCGGGGCCAACTCGGGCTCAATCGGCGTTTCTCTCTGCTGCATGGGCGGCGCGAACGAGGCGCCATTCGACCCGGGCAAATATCCGATGACACGGGAACAGTGGGATGCCCTGACATCCGTCGTAGCCGATCTCTGCCGCCGCTACGCGATCCCGGTCACGGACAAGACCGTCCTCTCTCATGCCGAGGTGCAGAACAACCTGGGCATTCAGCAACGCGGAAAATGGGATTTCACCCGGCTCGCGTTCGATCCCTCAGTGAAAGGCGCAAAGGCTTGCGGCGACAAGCTGCGCGCTGAAGCAAAAGCCAAGCTCTAACCCTCTCCATCATCGAAGGAACTCACCATGCGTTCACTGATCATCGCATCAGCGGCGTCGGCATGCCTTATGCTGGCGTCCTGCACCACTACCGGCTCGGTCGACACCGCGATCAAGACCGGCCTGCCGAAGACCTGCGCTCTGCTCGAGACGGCTCATGCCGCCTTCATCGCGGCCTCGGCATTCGGAAACATCAAGGCGAAGACCATCGCGAAGGAGAAGGCCGCCTATGACGGCGTGCGGGTGATCTGCGCCGACCCGGGAAGCGTCACGGCCGCCAATGCGCTCGTGGTCGCCGCGACCGCTTACGCGACCGTGTCTCTCGCCCTTCGTGAAGCCAAGGCAGCGGAATAAGGAGGCTCCACCATGAACATCTCGAAAGCAATCGCCGCTGCTGCTGGGGGCGCCCTTACCGGCACGGCGGGCATTCCCTTCATGCCCGAGAACACGCCCTGGTACGGCTACCTGGCGCTCTATGCGCTGACGATCGGCCTGCCGGCGCTGTTGACCTACATCGCGCCGAAGAACTCGCAGTAACAGAACAGGCCGGCTCTCATCCTCGGGAGCCGGCTTTCCATCCGCGGCATTGCATAACGAGGGCAGGGGATTGGCAAACGGTAACGATGAAATGACAAGCGTCCGAGCACCAGCCTGGAAATGGGAATGGAACCTCAACACCGTCGTGATCCTCGTCGGCTTCGTCGGGTCGGTCATGGCGTGGGGGGCCTCTTGGGAACGGCTGAGCTCCAGCCAGAATTCCCACGCCAATGCTCTCGACCGGATGGACAAGCGCTTGACAGCCGCAGAAGTCTCCCTCCGGCAGATCGACAATCACGAGCTTCGAATATCGGCGGTGGAGAAGCAGGCGGCTGAAGCTGCTACGTCAATGAAGGCCGTCGAGAACACGCTCAATAGCCTTTCGATCGATACGCGTGTGATGCGCGAGATCCTCCAGCGCATCGAGGCCAGTCAGCGCGACGGGGCTCAGCTGCGGCGCTAACAAAAGAGTGGCTCGCCTGTTGCTGAATGAGGGTAAGCGCTTGCCTGGTTAGATACGCCATGTGAAAACGGCTGTATTGAATTTGGAAAGCACAAGATGCCTCCCCCTCGCGACGCCAGCATGGAAATCATCATATCGGCCGACGGACTCAGCAGAATCGTTATTGTAGCCCGACATGACGGCCTCTACACTTGGCGTCACGAGGTCTATTTACCTCCGAATCCTGAGTACGGCTTCACAGAAGATTGGGACGCTGAATACCCTTACGGCAACGGGATTTATGCGACGAGAGAGCACGCATTGCAGGACGCGCTCGGTCAGGTGAAGTGGTTGTCGGCGGTGGTGGATCGTTCTTGATTCTGCTCCCGCTGAGAGTAAAATATGCGCATGCGACGTTCGAAGCGGTTCCCTTGGATGGAACAGGGCGAATAGGCCCAAGCTAGATGATGACAGCGTCGCGATCGGAGCTGCAGCGGATCCTGGCCAATCCTAACTGCAGCTCTATTTGTGTCAGGCCATCTCTCGATCTTGAGGAGCGGGGCTGCCGCCGTCATCGTCTCCGTCATCCTCGTCCGGCCACCAGCCCTTCCAATCATCCCCAAGCGCTTCCTTTGCCTGGCTACCGTCGAGACGGGAAATGAGCATCTGGAGCAACTCGTGCTCCGAAATGCCACTCTCCGGCGGCAGGTACGCGGCGATGTCCTTCTGGCAGTCCCAGATGAGTTGCTTCATCTTCTCTTTGTCGGCCATGATCCGTCTCCTCGGCAGGTGAACACGTCACCGGGCATGAGGTTCCAGCCCTTGCCGAGGTCTGAACGGGTCCTATCCTCCTTGTTCTTACGTGGAGGAAAAGCATGGCAGATAATCCGAAGAAGAAAGGCCGCGACCGCGAGCTCGTTTCCGAACAGGAGCATGAGGTCGCTTACCTGATGAGGACGGCAAAGGTGACAAGGCAGAAGGCCCTCGAGGCTATCCGCGAAGCGGGCCCGAACCGGAAGAAAGTGATGGACTATCTAGCAAAGGAATAGCGTCTACTTTGTGAAAGGCGGCGCGGCGGATCTGAGGGTTCATCGAAGCCTGTTCACGGGGCCGTGATCGAAACTCCGGAATATCGCTGACCCTGAGTGGTCCTATGCCACAGGGGCAGCATCAGTTCAGACACGCGCCTAGTCCGAGAAATTCTGCAGCCGCCTGGAAGATAGCGGTCGTCAGCGTGACACGATCCAAAAGCCTTGAGTTTAGCGCGTAGCTCGCCTTTTCCGGTCAAGGCTATCGCTGCAGTTGTCTCAATCGTAATTGCAATTTTTGATGCGGTCGCTTAAGCCTCGATTCTTGAACTTCGATGACAGAGGAAAAACCAGCTTTGGCGTGGAAATTATTCGCGTGTCTTAACGTGCTCTTTGGGCTTTCCGAGCTAGCGCTTTTGATGGGCGGCTTTGATGAGCCCACGATGTGGAGAATCGTGAACGATATCTTCTCTGTCTTAGCAACGACGGTAATCGTGCTCTATGCTTTCGGACCAGTATGTTTCTCACCGGGCCTTCGCAAGGGCGTCGCAGTTGCACTTTCTTTGTTTGTGGTCGCTGAATTGGCAGATGCGCTTTGGAAAATTTACGTGTCCTACACATCTGCCGATGCAGAGCTTGCGCCTATTGGCGCGTGGATACTTTTGGCCTTCTTGTGCATCATCAATTACTTCACCATGCTCGCCACTTGGAGATACAGCATAGGTCAAGTCGTTACCAACAGGGGGATAGAATGCTTGCCCTAAAGTGATGCGGTAACGGTTAGACAAGCGAGTCAAAGGATCGGATCGGTAATGAAATACTCGCCGCCGAAAGGGCGCTACGCGGCTTCGCTCTCGGCGAAAGTAGTGGCTCTTTGCCGGCTTTGATCGTGGTGCCGATCGCGCGGCCTTCATGGCGACGCTGATCATGACCGCCAAGCTCAATGACGTCGATCCGCAAGCGTGGCTCGCCGACGTTCTTGCTCGTATCGCCGACACCCCGATCACCAGGCTCGAGCAATTGCTCCCGTGGAATTGGCAGCCATTAAGTCCCTAAGAGATCAGGCTGCCTATCCTGCGGTCACTGATCTCATCCGTGAATTTCCCCAACGCCGCACTTTCGAGAAGAAGGCTGCAATGAGAACCATAGCAATCACTTCCATGCTCGGCGGAACGAGCGATTACCCTCTTGTTCCTGGAACCAAGCTAGAAACTTTGGGAAAGTTCTTAGGAGTTCCAGACCGCTGGGATTTCGGCATTGAAGACGAATTCACGTGCCAATTGGGATATACCGACTTTGAGTTTTCCTTGCGAACACGTAGCAAT